GGACCGAATGCCCAGAGGTAAGGCGCGGTGAAGCGGATACCCTGGTAATAGGCGGTTTCGCGACGGATAGGCACCATCGGGAAACGGACGCGATCTTCTTCGTTGGTGTACACGACCATGCGGTCGGACGGTCCAACGCCAGCGCCGGTGAGCCACTTGACGGGTTGGATGTCCAACTGCTTGCCGTTGACCTGGAGGCTGATGCAGTTTTCCTGCAAGAACTTCAGGATCGACACATTGCCTGCCGAGCTGACCTTCTGGGAGGCCAAGTACGAGAACTGCGCCGGCGGAAGCAGAAGCTTGCCCGGGCAGACCGCGTACGCCGATGCCAGCCACGCTGCGGTGATCAGCGCGTTGACGTCAGCCAGGATTTCGTCCGGAGTCTTGTTGATCCAGAGAGGAGATCCGCTGATGCCGTTGGCAACTGCGTCGACGGTGACGTCTGGGCAGTTGAGGAGGCCGGTTGCGCCGACATCGCTGGAGCCGATGTACACCATTTGGTCGGTGTTCATCTGGTACAGGATGTTGAGGGCGTCCGTCTTCTGGGTGTCGATCGGCTGCCCCGTCAACTGGGAACGCTCCAGCTCTACCGAGGTAAAGCTGATTTCGCGAGCCAGCAAACGGAGAGGCAACACGATCTTCTGGCCGTTGATGGACACGCCAGGGATGGCGGTCGTCTCAGCGGAGATCCACGGCATGTTGCCGGTGCTGTTCAGCGTCCCTGCGGCTGCGAAAGCGGAGCGGATGAAGCTCGTGCTCTCGTTGGACATCGTGATGCCCGCGCGGAGCTTGATGTCGCGACCCCAGCTGACGCTGGTCAACGGCTCATAGAGCCGCTTGTCGAGATTTTCGAGTTGGTTGACGTAGTAGGAAAGCGCCGAATCCCTGGTCTTGAATGCTCTTCTGATTCTCATATTAGTCCTCTCTTTTGACTTTGGTTTAGCGAGCTACGCGAAGTTCGGCATTTCCGTCGGCATCTTTTCCGTCGGTAGCCCACTCAGCCTGGACAGCGTCCAAAGCGAAGCTGTTGGAAGAATCCGAATCCGCTTCGAAGGCGCCGATCGGGCGACCCGAGGCAGCGACGGTGCGGACGTAAACAGTGCCGCCGCGGACAGGAGTGCCCGCAGTGCATTTCACGCTGATGTAGCCGCGAACCAGAAGGCCCTGGACCGTATCGGGGTTCGGGATGTTGTCAGTGAACCCTGCAGTGACGCTGCCGCTGATGCTTGGAACTTCACGGACGAGAACGCCAGCGAAGTCAGCCTTGGTGAGGGCTGCGGTGAACTGCTGAATGCCGCCGGTCACGTAGCGCATGGCCTGGCCAAACGCTTGCGCGAATACGCCAGTCAGTGCGACGAGCATCGCCGGTTCGACGTTCGATTCGTCGGTACGGGTGATGTCGCCTGGGACTCCGGTCGGGGCCTGAAACAGATATGCTGGTACCATAATAACTCTCCTTTGGCTTTCGCCGGTTTACTTGTTGCCGTAGTGCTTGGCGTTGATCGCGTTCATCTGTTCAGCCGACATCGCGCCCTTTGCGCTTTCGCCTGCTGAGCCGGAATCCCGAGTCTGCTTGGTTGAAGCCAGCTCAGAAGTGCGGCTGACCTTCAGAAGCTCGCTTGCTGCGATGAACAGGACGTTCACGCGGGCAGCGTCCTTCAGCTCCGGTGCTTTCCCACCAGTGAGCTGATCGATCACGGCCTTGCCGTCCTTGGTAGCGTAAGCTGCCTTGAGGGCTTTTGCCTTCGCATCCTTGGCGGCAGCCTTCAGGCCGGGAGCCAGGATCTCGACGCGCGATGCGGTGTCACCCGTCATCGTGCTCTTTTCAAAATCGTCGTCTTCCGATTCTTCGCCTTCTTCGTCGGCGTCTTCGGATTCCTCTTCGCTGCCCTCTTCTTCGCCTTCTTCATCGGATGCTTCCGATTGGGACTCGAGGAGCTTCGCAACGGCCGTCTCGAGCGCCTTCAGGCGGTCCTCGAGGCTGGCTTCTTCGCCGTCATCCTTGGCGTCCGTCTTGGCGGGTTCGCTGTTGGAGGCTGGCTTGGTTTCGTCCTTGCCCTTGCCCATGGCTGCGATCTTTTCGCCCAGGTCGGAGACCATCTTCTTGAGCTCGTCGTAGGCGCCGGCGTCCTTGGACTCTTTCTCTTCCTTGGCGGGCTTTTCTTCTTTTTCGTCCTTGGATTCTTTCTTCTCCTCGGCCATCACTTCGTCGATCACCTTGGCGCCGAAGCGCTTGGTGAGTTTTTCCAACAGTGTCGTTTTCATACTTGCCTTTCCTTTATGGTCGTTGATTGCGTACGAAGAACCCGCCCGGCCCTGGTCTACTAAGGCGCAGTGATTGCCGACGATATTCTTTTGAAGACCTCGACCTGCACCCGTCTGTGTATACTCAGCTTCGTAGCCGCATGACACCTCTCTAAGTCCGTTCTTTACGAGATTGATCGCCACGCTGTCCGTGATGAGCAGATCGGCAATCAAGTCGTCGATTGCGTCGCCTTCGCCGCGCCTGACGTTCTGGAGTATACCCTTGGCCAGGCGGCTCCAGTTATTCGGATCTACGAAATCCGTCGGGTGCGTAATGGTGACGGCCTTGCCCTCAAAGCTTGCGATCGTCTCCGGCCGAAACACTTCCTCGGCCTCACGCTGAATCAGAACACGACCGTCCTCGTCGACCTCAAGGGGAGTCTCGCCCTCGCCGTAAACCATCTCGCCTGTGCGAGCGATGGGCACGCCGATACACACCAAGAAGCCTTCAGGCGTCTCGTGGATGTTCTCGGAGATCTTGGAGGTCGTGTAGAATTTCATCGAGGATTATGAGGCTACTGCTGATCCGCCGAGGTACACCCATTTGGATCCTACGGCCATGAAGACGGCGCTTTGCCCGGTGATGGAAAATGTCAGGGTCGTGGTGCCTGTCGGAGTGTAGGCGCCCGACATCGCAATGTTGGTCATGGCCAGCGTGGCTGCGTGGGTAGCAGTTCCCAGCTTGATGATCTTGATCTGGCCGTCTTGGCTGGAAGGAGCCGCGAGCGTAATCGCGTAATCGCTGCCAGTGGCGTTGTTCACCAAGGTAACCATCGAGGTCGTGTTGACCGCGCCGGCCGCAGCTACGGTCTGGACCGTCGGAACGAAGGTGCCGTTTTGGAGGGCGCCGAGTTTATTGAAGCCTTGCAGGACGGTGTCGCTTGAGGCGAGCAGGGCTGCCGAGACGGAGAGTCCAGTCAGGAGTCCGCTTGCGTTCGCCGCAGCGAAGGCGGTCCAAGCCGGATTGGTGATCGTGCCCGTGTTCTGGTAGGCCGCGCCGGTATCGCGCGCGATGTAGATGGATCCTTTGGCTGCGATGTTGTCGCCGGTCGTGCCGTCGATGGGCGCCGTGGCTCCATTCAGGATAATGACGTTTGCGCTGCCTGCGAGAGGGAGAGATGCGCCGACGTTTGTAAAATTGGATTGCTCGCCGAACTGATTCTTAACGACGAGAAGTGAGGGGGACGCCAGTGCGGTCGTCGTGACGAAAAGAAGGGCTAGGACCATTAGTTGCTTCATGAAGCTATTTCTCCCTGGGGAAGGTTTTCAAAATCTACTCGGTCAGTTCTCGCTCTGGCTTTACAAGTTTTTCGTAAGGCCCACCCTGGACCTTCATGCATCCAGGTTCACATACGACAAGCGTCTCCGATTACTTTACTATCAGGGCGCCTTGTCAGTTTTGTCTAGCTTTTTATTCGTCGCTGAAGATAGGCTCCGCGAAACACCGACAATTTGGAAAGGTCCCAGGGTGCCCGGTCATGCCGTCATCCAACGTCGGAGGGGCATCCCACGAGAATATCATACCCTGCAGTTTTTTCCCCTTCAGCTTCAGATGCGATTCGCGGACGTTGCCGTCGCCGGAATTATGCCAACGGTATTGACCGCTTCCCACGGCCATGGCCCGCGACTGGTTGATCGAAGCCGTAGCCCGCGCCGTCTCCGTGCGCGCGATGAGCAGCGCTCGAGAGGTCGCGACCTCCGTGGTCAACCCAAGCTGCCGTTCCAGTTCGGCAATCGTGTCGGCATTGGCCTCTGCCCTGGTGCCCTGAAGGACAGCCTCGAAGGCGATCTTCTGTGCCCGCAAGCCCGCCTCGAGCGGTATGGACTTGATCAATGCTACCTGTTCGTTCAGCAAGCGCAAGGCTACGTCGCCTACTTCTTTTTCAGCCACACCAAGCTTCAAAGCCGAGCCGATCGCCTTCGACTTATTGGTGTATGCCCGCTTGTTGGACTTCTGAACCTGCTCGAGCAGCTTTACCGACTGACGCTGCGCCCAGGGCGTCAGCGCCTCGGAGTAAGCTTTCAGAGCGGCCTGCATCTTCTTTTCGTCGGCAATCTTTACACCGTGAACGTGTTGTTCCACAATGTGTCCGCTGGCTTGCGCGACCTTTTTCAGCGAGCGATAGAACTGCCGCTCGGCCGTAGACGACGGCTTGAACTTGCCCTTGATCGTCTTCGTGGCGTCAAAGGTCAGGCTTCTTATTTTCCGGATAGCCATCGCTTGACCTTTTTGAAGGCCGAGTCGCTGGCCGCATGAGCTGCGACGGCTGCAGCCGGATCCGCGGGCTTCGCCTCGGGGTTGGCAGGGTCCGCCTGGTCAGGCATCGGAGGCTCATCGGCTTCGGCTTCCGCGTCGGCGATATCCTCGTCCGTGATGTTCGAGAAAAGGCCGGTGTCGCCGGAATCTTGGCGCAGCTCCTTGAGCGACGTTTCACGCGAGGTCAAGCCGGCCTCGAAGGCGCCGAGGATGGTTTCGGTATTGGACTTTGCGATCGTAGCCTTGTCCGTAGCCGACATCTGCCAGAGCGGCGTGAACTGGAACTCCATGTCCTTCGGCGCTGGCTTGCCGAAGGTCGAGCGCCAGAGGACCTTGAGCAGGACCTCTAACGGGTTACGCAGCTTCGCCTCCTGCTGGGCGTTGATGTTATCGTAGTACATTCGGATATCCGCATCGCCCGTTGAGCTCAGGCCCGCTGGTGACTGCCCAAAGAGCCTCACCAACGGGATCCCACTTGCGCCCGAGAGCTGCTGGCCGAATTGAAGCATCATGTCCGAGAGGCCGGCAAAGCTGTAGGCCGTCGAAGCGAAGACGTCGTTCTTGTCGATCAGGGTCAGGCCTTCGTTGACCTGCATGGACCTCATCATTTCGAACTGAGCGATCAGGCCCGCTTGAGCGGCGCCGCCGGCGGCGACGATTTCGCGAAGGCCGTCGATGCCTACCGTGCGCAGGTTCGCGCGGTCGATCAGGCTCGCCGAGGACATGGTGGCGTTGTCGAAGGAAATGAGACGGTCCCAGAGGCGCTCGAGGATCGACTCGCCCCACATCATTTCGGTGATGGCTTGGAAGTAGGGCAGGTCAATACCCGTGTAGCGTATGCACCGGGAATGATGGACGCGGATCTGGCCCGTAGCCGTTGGCGACTCCGGATCCAGTTGCGTGGGGTTGTTCACGATGTCGTAGTAAGCGGGCAGGCCCATCTCCGGGCCCGAGTCGATCACAGGCGTCAGCACCGGATTCAGCTGCCAACGATCGAAGACGACGATGCCCTGGAACTGGCCCTTGCCTACCGTATCGAGGTCGATCGCGGTGTCGAGCTTCTGACCCTTGATCTGGAGCACACCAACGGCTCCGCCATAGAGACGGCCCCACTTGATCAGGAGCTGAATGGACTGCCAGATCTGAAGGCGCGAGGCAGCGTTGTGCAGGTCCTTCAGGTCTTCATCGGCTTCGTTCGAGGTGACGTCAACGCCCGCGCGGGTCATGTCCTCGGCAACGGAGTCGACCACGGCGCCGACGATCCATGAGCCGCGGTAGGCGGCTTCTAACTTGATGCGGTTACGCGTGACGAGATTGAACTCGTAGGTGCCGGCAGAAAGGGCGTTGTCGTTGTTGAGGCCCAGGCGGGAAACGAAGTTGTCGAAGCCGTCGACCGTGAGCATGGCTTTGGCGGCTCTGTCCTCTGCGCGAAAAACATCCATGGCGCCTACGGTGATCTTTTTCGGAGGATTACTTTTGGAGTCGGCTGAGGAGGGCTGCGCGGGTTTGGGCGATTGTTTTCTGTTCTTGCGGCTCAAGGCGTTTCTCCTCGGGAGCGAGAGCTTCCCATTGCTTCATTTTATTTCCAGACTGTAGCATATCGTCGACCGCGTCAATACATGGATCAATCTGGTCGTCGAAGTCGTGAGAGTCGTCGGCCGTGAAGGCCTCGCACTCGGTAACGAAATCATTGGTGAAGGGCGCGTCCTCTGGGATGCAAACCTGCCTGGCCTCGATATACGGGAGAGCATCCATCACGCGCGTGACCTTGTCCACCATGCCGCCGCTCTTTCGGACGATGGCCTCGATCGGGATGTTGTGAGGCGGAAGCTTGAGGGTCTGGATCAGTCCGGTGCCGCTCGACTTGTCTTCTACGGCAAGCTTCCGGCACTGACCGAAGTGCTCGACGTCTCGAGCTTTGCACTTGGACCAGAAGGCCAGCGCACGCTTTTGCAGCTCCGGCGCCTCCCATTTGCCGCGGATCAGATCGAGCAGGTACGCCCGTCCGTCCACACCCATGCCCCACTCTTCGAAGACGGAGTAATCGTTTCGCTCTTTGGTTTTCTGAGCCGTATCGGCGTAGACCTTTCGCCACTTCATTTTCGGCGTGACCGTGTAGCGCTCGAAGTGCTCGCCCTTGATAATATTGCCGCCTAGCGCAATGGGGGCCTGCTGGTACTGGCTCGAGAAGACGTGGCGGGAGATGCGGGCGCCGCTCTGGTCCGTGCCGTCGCCGCGCTCCATGGCTAATAGTTGACCTATAGGCTCTTTATAAGGCCAGTACGAGAAGCGGCCGTCGATCGTCTCAGAGGGCTTGATCAGCTCCTGGTACTTTGCCGCCAGAGAGGCAACGTCGGCTTCAGCGAGCACTGCGGGGATCCGGACAACGTCCCACCGCCCCTGGAGGTTGCCGGCCCTTATAAAGCCTGCAGGGTCCTTCTCGGCTAGGCGCTGCATGATCAGGATGATCGGCGTGTCCGGGTTGGCCTTACGCGACTTGACGGTCGTAAGTAATTTACGGTTCGCTGCGTCAACTTTTGATCGGCTGAAGGCGTCTTCGGGCTTGATCGGGTCATCGATGAGGATGGCTCCCTGGAAGCCCGGCGCCATGTGCCCTGCGCGGAAACCGGTGACCTGGCCGCCCAGCGCTGTGGCGTAGACCCCACCAGCTAGCTGGCCGTTCACGAGCACGTTCCAGCGCTTCTTCGATTTGGCGTCCTCGGCGATCTTCATGGGCCAGAGCTGCTGATACTCGTCCGAGAGCACGATGTCGCGGGCCGTGGAGCTGTTGAGGGAGGCCAACGTATCGGAGCCCGAGAGGTGCAGGAATCGGGCACGCGGATTGATGGCCAGGCCACGGGCGATCAGGTTGATCACGACCAGCTCCGTTTTTGAGGAGCCAGGCGAAACCTCGATCACGACATTCTGTTTGCGGCCGGCGATGACGTCGTCGACGATGTCGGCCATCAGTTGGTGGTGCCAGTTGACGATGAACTTGATGCCTTGGCGAGAGCGGAAGAAATAGCGCGCGAAGAACAGATGATCCTGCTCGCACTTCAGCCTCGCCACCGCTAAGCGGTAGACGTCGTGGCTTAGGTCTTCGTTAGACGTCGGATTCGAGTTGCGCAAGCGCGGCCTTCAGCTTCTCTTTGTCGATCGTAGCGTTCAGGTTGGCGTTGACGTTGCTCGAGCTGACCTTCAGCTCGTCCGGGATCTTTCCGACAATGCGCTCGGCGATCCGCTCGATCACGGCGTAGTCTCCGGCCTGCATGGCCTTGAGGAACGCCCGCGCAATGCCGACTTGGAGGGCTGATGTCTTCGGGTCCTCCACCATCGATTTGAGATTGTCGATGTTTCCCGTGCATACCGTCTCGATGACCTCGCGGTACGTTTCGATCGTCAGGTTCTTGAGCGCACGCTGGATGGGATTCAGCGGCGGCCGTCCATTCGGATTACCGCTTACGCCCTTCTTGAACTGATGGGGTTTGC